AGTGAGGACAGCAGCTATGATCTAGGCTCAGACGATATGCTAGGTGCAGCCGTGTTCTCCTACTGGGCTGACACTGTGGTTAAGATAGTCAAGACCGGAGAGAAGGGTAATGAGGTCGGTCTTACCTTGAACTTCGATATTATACGACACGCTGAGGACCTTATAGAGCCGAAGGAGGTGGTGTTCAATCGGGAAGACCTGATGTTCCACGAAGGAGAGAGATTGATTCACGTCAAGTAGGAGGAGAGAGATGGCGACAACCGCAGGTATGACAGAGAAGGAACTAAACCTACAAGCTAGGTTTGAGCAGTTGGAGTCCGGTCTGGGCGAGGCTCATTCTGTAGTAAGTCAGATGGCTCCCCGTGAGGACGATAAGGCACCAGAGGAGGCTCACCCGGCCACCGCTTCTGCCACTGGGTCAAAGTGTCAAGCGTCTTTGCAGGACCTTATCGGTAGGCTTCAAGCTCTAAGGGACCGAGTAGGAACCGTCTAGCTAGGAGAAAGGAGGATGGCAACACCCACGCCTAAGTCACCAGAAATAGAGAGTCTTCTTGAAGGATTCAGTGGTAGGACCTCAGCTATCGAGGCCAACCGATGCGTCGATGAGCCTATAGGCTGTGGCAAGCCTGTCATGGACTTCAAGGACGACCCAAGTGAGGACGAGTATCGTACGTCTGGCCTGTGCCAGATATGCCAAGATGAAGTATTCGGTAACTAAGGAGGACCAATGGTACAACAATTCAAGCCCAGTATAGACCGCCCGACAGGGGGTGAGTCCCCACTCCTAAGGTTCAAAGGCATCCTAACCAACTACACACCTGAGGAGAAGACCAGCCAGCAGGACCAAAGCAAGTACATGATTATCAGCTTCAACTTTACGGATGTTGAGGTTCTGGATTCGACTGAGCCATACCCGTTCCCTATCGCTATCATTAAGATAGGGTACAAGCCACCCAAGGACTCCAGAGGTGGGACTAAGTGGGACGCCTTCTCTACCTCTCTACGGAAGCTCTCGCCTGAGAACCCTGACCTGGATGTACTGGTTGGGCAGAGGCAGGAGTGGGCCGTGTCACCCTTCAAGATTCGTTCACCTCTAACAGATGATGAGGGTAACCCCCAGGTGGATGGCAACGGTAGGCCAGTATGGGGAGACGTGGATGTTCCTTGCTGGAAGGTCGTATCCGTGGATGGCCTAGGCTCAGCCGAGGAGAAGGACGCCGACTTCAATGCGTTCCTTGTAAACCTAGCTGATGGTAAGACAGAGCCTAAGTTCTATGAGGCTGCTCTTACCGACTCCAATGTGACCTCTCGACCTAACATCGTTGAGGCCATCACTGACCGTAAGCTACTGGTCACACTCATGGAGATGAACCTACTTACGCGGGATGCTGAGGGTATTCTGCACAAGGTGACAGCAGAGACTCCAGCCTAAGTAGTCAGGTATGGGGTGCCTCCAGGTTGAGTCTGGCGGCCCGGCCTGGGGGTGCCCCACCTGGAAAGGAGAACGATGACTGACGCTGAACTTGTAGCCGAGGTGAAGGCAAACCATATGGCCTTGCTAGGACTGCTTTCACTTCCATATCCTGACGGAGATGGGGCACAGCTAGGCTATGATGGTGAGGTCCGCTCATTAGACATAGATGGAGATGACCTGCTAGAGGAGTGTGACCGTCGAAAGTTAGACCGACGCTATGCCCTACACGGTTTCATAAAGAAGGAGAGATGGCTTGAGTAATCTATCTAAGGAAGCCCAGGAATGGTTAGAGGTAATCCAGGAATGTGATGGAGCAGAGGTCCAGGAGGGAGCTTGGAAGATAGTAGGAGAGCTAGTAGAGGCTGGCCTAGTTACTCTCGGTGGTGCCCGAGGTCCTGAGGGTGGCTGGAGAAGAGCAGAGCTAGTGGAGCAGGAGGAACTGTATGCACGGGCATTAGAGCATATCAAGGCTCACCCTTGCCCTACGTGTATGCCCGGACAACCAGATGAGTTGTGCCCTCTCCGCATAGCTATCAAGATGTTAGAGGCAAAGGTCAGCTATGCGGTGGACTAACCGCCACAACATCGACCCGGTGATAGCCCAGGCTGTAATGACGGATGACTACGAGGCTGTAGGTGACATCTCGGTCACCCGCCTAGTTAGACCTCCGCAGATTACATACCTAGAGCACAAGCATAAGGATGAGCTAGTACAGGACATAACTGATGGCCTGTTCATGCTAGAAGGGAGAGCCTTACATCACATTCTTGACATAGCCAGGGATAAGGTACGGTTACAGGAGCATCGCCTGACGGTGGACTTCAACGGCTGGGAAATCTCAGGCAAGTTCGATGTTCTGTACCTGGACACCAACGTACTAAAGGACTACAAGGTATCCTCAGTATGGGGACACATACTAGGTGGGAAGGAGGACCATGAGGAGCAGCTCAACTTCTATGCCTACCTAGCCATACGCAACCAGATACAGGTGGATGAGCTAAGGATAGTCATGTGGTTCCGTGACTGGATGTCCTCTATGGTGGAGAGAGACAGGCAGTACCCTCCACTCAAGGTCCTTGAGCACACCATACCTCTATGGCCAACTATTGACGCCCAGGCTAAGTTTGAGGACAAGGTCAAGCTACACCAACTAGCCAGGTCAGGCACATACCCACCGTGTACTGATGAGGAGCGATGGGCTAAGCCTGACTCCTGGGCCGTGAGGAAGGCAGGAGCCAGGAAGGCCTATAGAGTGTTTGAGGAGCCTGCACTGGCAGAGGCTATGGCCAGGAGTATGCCCGGCTACGAAGTGCAGTTCAGGCCTGGAGAGCAGGTCAGGTGTGCAAGGTACTGTCCTGTCATGCAGTTCTGTAGCCAGGCTAAAGAGCTAGGGGTGGTGAAGTCTGATGCCTGACATCTATAGTGTAGCCTGGAAGGTACTGGAGGAGAAGATAGCCAAGTCAAGGAGACAGTCTATATCCAAGGCTGACCTAATGCAATGGCAGCTACAGGCACTTGAGGCAGCCGTGGATAGAGCTGCTTTGGAGGTGGTCTATCAGGAGATGTCCCGTGGCCAGCAAAAGGAGGCTTAGACGCCGCCAGTGCAGGCGCAAGACCCGCTACTCCTCTAAGCAGGAGGCCAGGCAGAGCGGGTTGAGACCTAGCCTGGTGATATACAAGTGCCCGTTCTGTACCGGGTACCATGCAGGACACAAGCCGAGAAGGAGATGAAGTGACACAAGAAAGAGAGTCCAAGGCAGACCTGCGAGAGGCGTACTCAGCCTTGGATGAGCTACTGATAGGCATAGGACTACTGCCCATGAACCTGGTGACCACTCGCCCTGTCTTACACAAGGCAGTAGACAGGGCTATGGAAGTCCTTGACAGGGCAGTTAAGGAGGGCCGCTATGTCGTGCAGACTAGCCAGCGGTAGGCAAATAGACTATGCGGACTCCTTGGTGGAGTACCTGGAGGAGGAGCAGCATAGGAGTGCCGCTAGGTTTAAGTCTAAGGTGGCGGACGCTCATAGCTGCGTAGTGGATATGTCCAAGTTGATCGACCAGATGAAGGAGATAAGAGAGGAGATACAAGATGCAGACCGAACAGCCCGTGGTGGCTAGGGTACACGTACCCCTTTTCAGTGAGGAGGATGTGGCTAAGAAGAGGATGAAGAGGTCCCAGAGCGAGATACCTAACAAGGTTATAGCCCAGGCCCTTGAAATCTGGGTTCAACACCAGGGCTGGATTAAGCCCATACCAGAGGACGTCCTACTAGGAGTAGGACTGACTCCGTTCGCTCTTGGGCAACTGGTATATAGGTATGGTCACATAAAGCGTATGCTTCCACCTGAGCAGTGGGTTCCTGGGTGGGGCCGTCGTCCACGCAAGGTTAAGCGGGAGACTGAGACCCCAGGAGCTCCGTCCGAAGCAACGGAACCAGAATGGGACAGCTACTTCGCCAGTGTGAAGGAGGGGCTCGTCGAGATAGACAACCGCATAAGTGGACTGGCCAAGGAGCTTGCTAGCCACCTTGCACAGGTAACTCCGTCAGTGCAACTGTCCGGCAGGGTGAGCGTCATGGACCAGGAAATTGTAAGGCTAGCTGGTATCATAGAACTTGAGAAGGCGGGTAGTGCATCTCTCTTGGAGAGGATAATCAAGATAGAGAATAAGCTACGAGGTGGAGGCCGTAGAGGGCCTACACTTCTCACCAGATCGCACCGTGAGGTACGACGCCGGCTCAGGATACTGATAGCAGGAGGTAAGTAATGCAAGACGAGATGGGCGAGATGAAGGTATACATACCATTCCCTGATCCGCTGCGAGTGGACCTGGATGACGGACCAGTTTTCAAGGTGTTTCCTGCAATAGGTTGGAAGGCCGTACACATTTACCACAGCCCCCCTAAAGTTGTGTTGGAGAGCCTGGTTTGCTGGCTATTCAAGTTTAACGGCGAGTGGGAAGCAGACGGCCTTGTAGCCGCTGACTTTGTGGACAAGGCAAACAGTATGTCAGGCTTCCACATCTACATACATGAGGATGACATCACGGACGAGCTAAGAGCCGCATGGGATTCCCATGCTCAGAAAGGAGACTCTGATGCTGCTCAGCATTGAGGGCGATGAGGCAACCGGAAAAACGACGCTAGCCTATTCCGCTCCACTACCCATTGTAGGCTTTGCCTATGATATGGGTATAGAGCGGGCCATCAAGGGAGGCAAGTATGAGGAGCTGTTCAAGGACCTAAGCATACGTGTAATCCCATATGACAAGGAGAACGACCAAGGGGCTACTGCATGGGAAGGTGTAGACATAACCATCTTTGAGTTGCCTAGCCCCATCCAGTTAGACTCAATGAGGCTCAGGGGTAACACTGACCTGTGGCTCTACTCCATCAACCTCATGGCCGCCGCCTTCTCTGACCCTAAGATAGCCACCATAGTAGTAGACACCATGACTATGGCCAGGAGAGCTAAGGCTAGCTCGCACCTGGAGGTGTTGCAGAACGCAGCCTA